ACCGATGACAGGCCGGGAGCATAGATAGCGAATATTTCCTCCTTGTTCGCCCGTCGCCCGGCTAGAAACTCCATATCAGACTGCGGGATTGACAGACCCACCCAACCCAGATCGCCCGGCGAAATATTGCGCATAATGGCAAGCTCTCGCTTAGTGCCGCCGTGCTGCCGAGTAAATACCGCCTTAAGCGATTCCCAATCTGCATCTCCCATATTGCCTACGGTCAGGATGCCAGGCATCTTGGCGTTATTCTCGCCAAAAAAGTTTGTATTCCACTGCTGCATAGACAAATCACCGGAAGCTACGTTTGCCAGCGCCTCTATCGGGGACAGGCCAACAAAACTATTGTTCGGGTGAAAACGGCGGAACTGCACTACATCATGTAGTTCTAGCGGCACCTTTTGACCGTCGCCAGCATCGTATACATAGCCACGCAAAAACAAATTGTTGTCTGGAATCGGTTCTACTTTATGTGTAGGCAGTGTCCATATTTCATCTGGCGGCACGTTAGCATTAGCCCGGTTCAGCCACCAATACGCCGTCCCCGTCAGCGCCTCATAGCTAAACGTATCGCGCAACAACTCAAATCGGGATTGCAGCGGGTTCGGTCTGCGTAGTAACTGTTCGAATGGGTGATTGTCAATGCCCTTCGGGCGCTCGTTCGCTGATTCCCGGCTCACTTCAAACTTCGACAGCGCGGCAGCGGTCGCCACCTGCGACACGGCAATCTGAACCCAGCTAAGACGCTGGTACAATTCGCCCTGCGCTTCTGGCAGCATCAGCCCCGGTATGCTGTACCGTTCATGCCGTGCCTCAGCGCGTAGCCAGTCCGGCGTATTTGTAATCGGTTGCGTTTTGGTGTAGCCAAAACGACTAGCCAAGCTATCGAGAAGACCCATGTAAAGTCCGTTTTGTTTGCAAACAAAAAACCCGCTACCGTGATGGTAGCAGGTTTCTTAAGAATGCATAGTCGTCAAAAGGTAGACGTTAGGTCACTAATACCATGCCATGCCTTGCCTTGCCTAGCCTGGCCGCGCCACGCCGTGCCTGCCGCGCCCGGCCTAGCCGCGCCCGGCCGCGCCATGCCGTGCCTGGCCCTGCCTGCGGTGCCGTGCCTAGCCTCGCCTAGCCACGCCGTGCCCTGCCGCGCCTGCGGTGCCTCGCCTTGCCTTGCCTCGCCTTGCCCGGCCTAGCCTAGCCCTGCCCGGCCTAGCCTGCGGTGCCATGCCACGCCGCGCCCCGCCTTGCCGAGCCCAGCCGCGCCATGCCGTGCCTGGCCCTGCCTGCGGTGCCAAGCCTAGCCGGGCCATGCCCGGCCTTGCCACGCCGTGCCCTGCCTCGCCTGCGGTGCCGTGCCAAGCCTCGCCTTGCCCGGCCTAGCCATGCCTTGCCATGCCTAGCCTGGCCGCGCCTGCCTTGCCGTGCCTAGCCCTGCCTCGCCTCGCCGTGCCAAGCCTCGCCTTGCCCTGCCTGGCCGCGCCCGGCCAAGCCTGGCCGCGCCTGCCTTGCCGTGTCAATACATCTATTGCGTAGGCAGTTGCGGCGCGTCGTTTGTGAACGTATGTCCTGGACCGTGACCGTTGGCTTTGTCAATGGCAGCAAAGATGTCCGCAAGCTCTTTCAAATGCTTGTAGCGGTTGCGCCACGCATCCAACTCGCGTTTAGCTTGCGCTACAAACGCCGTGCGTTTTTCTTCGTCGCTCATGACATCTTTCATTAAACGATACCCGCCGCCCGGCGTGTAACGATCGTTCTCCATACTGACGGCTACACGATACGGTTCCGAAATTTCAGGCGTCACGACCACCACAACGCGGATGATATTGCGCGCTTGAATGATGCGGTATTGCCTAGCCGCCTCAGTGTCATCCCATTGAAAATGCTTGTGTAATGCCGTGTTTTCATCTCTGGCAAACTCTACTACATCTTCCGCCCGCAGAAGTCCGTCGTTGGCTTCTGCAATGACCTCCAGTTCAAACCGAATTTCCTCAGACTTGCTCACTCTATCACCTCAAATGTTCCCCAGCCCATCCCCGTCGATTTGGGGCTGTCTGGACGGCCTTCACCAATGCCAACCTGCATACCAACCCTCATCAACAATGAACTGATGTCAGCGGTAGTAAACTGGTCGGCATCAAAACGAACGTGGATAACGGCTTCCCAACCCGGTTGCCATGCAGGGCGGGCACGAAGATCGACCACGCCGGTTGTGTTGCGAACTGGCAACTCCAGATAACCCGGTTCACCCTTTGTGATTCTGACCAGCGGCGTATTGTCATCTTTGTCGAAGCCATCGGCCAACACAAAAACGCTCAGCTTGGCCAACGTCATTGTAAAGCCAACGGTGCGACAGGCAGACACAAGCGCCTTGCGAAAAGCCGGTGCCGGGATACCGTGCCAACCTTCATGCGCTATGTGCATGGCACCTTGGTAATCAGAATCGAAATCGCGCGCTTTGCGCCCGCGCTTAGTGCGACTGGTGCTGCCGGCTTCTTGTGTCTCGTGAATCTGCTGCCGCGCCTTAGCGCTAAATTTGTTCTGGACGTAGGGGGCATCACCGCGGATGGTAAAAGCGGCAATCTGCATGTTCGGGGGAGTGATCTCAACTTTCTTAGTAACAGACGGCATTATTCTATCCTTTCCGATAGATTCTAGTGTGTTAGTCGATACTGCGTTGTATTACGTGCTGTCACCCCCTTTCGCCACGCCCAGCCTAGCCTGCTCGATACCTTGCCTAGCCTAGCCACGCCCGGCCATGCCAAGCCCCGCCATGCCGTGCCTGGCCATTCCTCGCCTGCGGTGCCTGGCCTCGCCGCGCCCTGCCCGGCCATGCCGAGCCCTGCCGAGCCAAGCCGGGCCATGCCAAGCCTGCCGTGAAACGCAAAGCGCCGGGACCGATCATGCTTGACAGGCATCCCCGACGAATCGGAGTGATCGGTCCCGGCGCTTTGCGCCCAACGTAGGTTGGAATAAAAAATCGCCGGGAAAGATGCCTGTCAAACATCTACCCGACAGTATAGCACATTATAGATGCATTAGCAACCACAAAATCCACCAGATTGTCACGACGCTGGACACGATCACCCACGCCACCTTTAGCGCCTGCCACCACGTTCTAAAAATACCCGGCTTTGGCTTTTCGTATGGCATCATAATGTACTGGTCAGGCATTAGCCACCGCCGTCATTATTTCCGCTGATGTGCGCTGCGTGCGCTCGCGGGCACGCCGGCTATACGTCTTGACTGTGCAGTAGGCAATACCCAGCCTCAGCGCTATCTGTTTTTCGGTCAGTCCCCTGGCCTTTAGCGTCATAACCTCGCGCTGACGTGGTGTCAGTTTGTCCACGATGCCCCCCATGTCACGGTATGAAAACTTCTATCGGTCGCGCCACGCCAGACCATGCCAGCGCCATGGCCATCACGGTGTCATCGTGCATACCGTCAGGCGCATTGTAGCGCAACATGCCGGATGGAGTGCGCTCCATCTCATACGCTTGCAGCTCGCCTATCTGCGTCGGGTCGTTGAGGATGGCAACGTCTTGGCGCTCAAAGGCCATGGCCAACGCCTCAATGGCTTCCTTTTTGCTAGCGTTCGTGGTGGTAAACGGCTGGACGGTCAGTCCTTCACGCTGTAGCATCTCCACCACCGGATCACCCATGCTGTTACGCTCTGCAATGATGCGTAGTGGGTGGAATCGCTGTGCTAGTGCTTTGAGCCGGCCCACCTGCACGGTGTAGTCGATCTGGTTGAATCGGTCTAGGTAGACCTGGTGCCGAGTGGTTGTATCAAAGACAGAGAACACGGTAAAATCGTTGTGCTTGCCCCAGTCCACACCGACCAGGTATTCACTGCCGGCCGCTTTGTCGATGGCCGTAGAAGTTACGCAGGACATCACGTTGCGGAAGACACCGCCGGCGTCATCGATAAACTCGGCCATGAACTCTTGCCGGAATACACGGTCAGGTAACGTAGCCTTGGCAGCGTCAATCTCGCTATCTGCAATGTACGGGTTGTCGTAGCTGGTGAAACGCCAGCTATGCCATTCGTCACCGTCCGCCTGTCCCTGCTGCCACAAACGCCAAAACCAGTTGCGGCCTTTCGGCGTGGAGATGAACAGCGCCCGCCCTTGCCGGTCTGCCAGCGCCGGGCGGATAGCTTGCGCCCATGCGTCCTCATGCATGAACGCGCATTCGTCCAGCACCACGAAGTCAAGCCCTTCGCCGCGTAGGCTGTCTGGATTGTCAGCGCTGCGTACGGTGACGCTACCGCTACCGGGCAAAATGACTTGCCGGTCAACCTTGCGTATCTCTGAGCCAGGTATTTGCGCCGCTAGTCGGCGCAGCGGGCGCCAACCTACCT